AAAGAATGATTCCTTTTGCTGATCAAATACAATTGCTTCACTTGAAACTTCAACAGGTTGCTGCTAAGATGATTCCTGATGGAGTATATATAGATATAGATGGCCTTTCTTCTATAAATTTAGGAAATGGGTCTAGCTATACTCCACAAGAAGCTTTAAACTTGTACTTTCAAACAGGATCTGTAATTGGAAGAAGTTACACAGAAGAGGGTGAGTTTAATCATGGAAAGATTCCTATTCAAGAGCTTACCTCTAGTGGGGCGAATTCAAAGATATCCTCTTTGATAAACATGTACAACTACAACCTAAATATGCTTAGGGGTGTAACTGGACTTAATGAAGCTAGGGATGGATCAATGCCAGACTCAAACGCATTAGTTGGAGTTCAAAAGCTTGCGGCATTAAACTCTAACACCGCAACAAGGCATATACTTTCTTCTGGTGTTTATATAACAGAAAGACTAGCCGAATGTGTAGGCTATAGGCTTTCTGACTTGTTAGAGTATTCCGACATGAAAGAAGACTTTGTAAAAAGCATAGGAAGATATAGTGTTGATATTCTTGACGAAATAAAAGAGCTACATCTTCACGACTTTGGTATTTTTATAGAATTACACCCAGACGAAGAAGAGAGACAGATGCTAGAAGGAAATATTCAAACATCATTATCTGCTGGCAAAATAGATATTGATGATGCTATCGACATAAGGAGCGTTAAAAATGTAAAGATATCTTCACAGCTTCTTAAGGTTAGAAAAAGAAGAAAGGAGAAGCTAGACAATAAACGACAGCAAGAGAATATTGCGCTTCAAGCTGAAGCAAACCAACAGGCTGCTCTATCTGCTGAACAAGGCAAACAACAAACCGCCTTAACAAAGGCTGAAGCAGAAGCTAAAATAAAACAATTAGAAAGCGAGCTAGAGATGAAGCGAATGCAACAGGAGTTTTATTTAAAATCTGAGCTTATAAAGCTTCAGAAGGGAATTGAGGGTCAGATAAAGCAAGGAGAGGTAAACTCTAAGTTAGACAAAGAAAGATACAAGGAGGATAGAAAGGATAAAAGAACAGCAAAACAAGCCTCCCAACAATCAAAATTAATACAACAAAGAAAGCAGGATTTAGATCCTATTGACTTTGATGGCCAAGACTCTTTAGGGTCTGGAATAGAAGGAATTGTTGGTATTGATTAATTTAATATTTTTGCTGTATAATTTAATTTAATTTATTATGGAATGGAAAGTAAGGGCGTTGGATGACCAAGGTAATCCAATAGAGCCAAAACAAAAAGAAGAGGTTGTACAAGAAGTTGTACAGGATCCAAAGGAAGTAGAAGTACAAGAAGAGCAAGTTAAAACAGAAGATAATGCCGTATCCCAAGAAGAAGAAAGTAATGGCCAAGCCGAAGAGCAAGTCATACAGCAGCAAGAAGAAAAAGAAGTAGAAAAACCTTTTGAGCTAGACGACAATAGTATACTTAGCTACTTAAAGGATAGGCACAATAAACAATACGAAAGTATTGAAGTTCTTTTAAATAACGAACAAAAGAGTCAATCTGATTCAGTCCCAGAGGATGTCCAAAAATTTATGGACTTCCAAAAGGAAACAGGAAGGTCTTTTGAGGACTACGCAAACTTACAGAAAGATTGGAGTAGTGTAGATGATCAATCTATAATGCGTGAATTTTATGCAGCAACAAAGCCTCACTTAGATTCTTCTGAAGTTGATTATTTACTATCTGAAAATTATAGCTATGACGCTGAAATTGACGATGAGAAAGAAATTAAGAAAAAACAGATTGAACTAAAAGAAGAAGTATATAATGCTAGAGAATACTTTAAAAATCTAAAGGAAAAATACAAAGCTCCTCTTGAGTCAAGAGAAGTTGAGGTTTCTGAAGACTATAAAGAAGCTCTAGAATTCTATAATAAGTACCGAGAAGATTCTAAGGAAGGGGAAAAGATCCAAAAAGAAAGGTCTCAAATTTTTCAAGAAAAAACAAATAAATTGTTCTCTGATGAATTCAAAGGTTTTGAGTTTACTGCAGGAGATCAAAGTAAAGTTTTTAAGCCGTCTGATATATCTAAGGTTAAAGAGTCACAGTCTGACATCAATAACTTTTTTAGTCAGCATTTAGATGAAAATGGCGTCGTGAAAGATATCCAAAAGTATCATAAAGCTTTATTTGCTGCACAAAATGTAGACGCAATATATAAAAGCGCATACGAGCAGGGAATTGCTGATGCTACTGAGGGTATAGTAAAGGAGACTAAAAATATCGACATGAGTGTTAGAAATAACGTTCAAACAGATAAAAGCGGAACGAAGTTTAGAGTTATTCCCACCGAAGATGATTTCTCGTTTAAAATTAAAAAACGATAAATAACTTTTAAAAAATTAAAAAATGAGTATAACAGCTTCAGGAGTAGGCGGTGCATTAACCCCCTCTCCATCAAAATCAACTCTTTCTGGAAACTATTTAGGTTCTAGTATTGAGTTCACATCACAATATCTTCCTGACGTTTACGAAAAGGAATTTGAAAAGTACGGTAATAGATCAGTATCTTCATTCTTGAGAATGGTTGGTGCAGAGATGCCTACCGCATCTGACGTTATTCAATGGTCAGAGCAAGGTCGTCTTCACTTAGCCGTTACTGGCGCTACTAGATCTGCTGACCAAATCACTTCAAATGGACATCCTTTTAGAGTAGGGCAAACAGTAGTTATTTCTGACGGAACTGATCAAGAGAAAGCTATTGTAACCGTTGCTACCACTAACACTTTTGACGTAGCTTCTTACGAAAATGCTAACCTTGCTGCTGCAATTGCAACAACTGGACTTAGTGTATTTGCTTTTGGATCTGAATTTAGAAAAGGCACTGTCGGAATGGTTGGTTCTTTAGATGCACCTAAAGATATTCAAACTAACAATCCAATTATCATTAAAGATTCTTTTCAAGTAAGTGGATCTGACATGGCGCAAATTGGGTGGGTCGAAGTAACTACCGAAAATGGAGCTACTGGATATCTATGGTACCTAAAGTCTGAGCACGAAACAAGACTAAGATTCGAAGACTACATGGAGCTTTCTTTAATTGAAGGTGTTCCTGCGGCTGCTGGATCTGGTGCTGCAACTGCTACTTATCAAGGGACAAAAGGTTTGTTCTATGAGTTAGAAAATAGAGGTAATATTGCAACAGGTAGCTTTGCTGCTAAATCGGACCTTGAAGAATTAATTAAAATTCTAGACAAAGAAGGTGCTATTCAAGAAAATGTTATGTTTGTCAATAGAGGAACATCATTTGAAATTGACGACGTTCTTGCTGCTCAAAATAATAGTGGAGCTTCTACTAGTTCTTTTGGGTTGTTTGACAACAGTGAAGAAATGGCTATTAGCCTTGGATTCAAAGGATTTAATCTTGGGTATGACTTTTATAAGACTGATTGGAAATACTTGAATGATCCAACAACTGGAGGGCTAACCTCAGCCGTTGATGGTGTTCTTGTTCCTGCTGGTACAACTACTATCTATGATCAAATTTTAGGTAAAAACGCTGTAAGACCTTTCTTGCATGTAAAATACCGTAAGTCTGAAGCTGAAGATAGAAAGTATAAGTCTTGGGTTGTAGGATCTGCTGGAGGAGCTTCTTCTAGTGACCTTGACGCAATGCAAGTTCATTTCTTGTCTGAAAGAGCTCTATGTGTACATGGTGCTAATAATTTCATACTTATTAAGTAATGTTAATTAGGGGGAGGCCTATTTAAGGCTTCTCCCTTTTTTTTAATTTAATTTAATTTTAATACAATGCCAAAAAAATCTACGGTTATCCAACCTAAATGGGACGTAAAAGATAGAATCTATATCTTAAAAGGAGGCAAAACTCCTGTAAACTTTATTCTTAGATCAAGACATCATCAAAACAAACCTTTGCAGTATTTTGACGGATCAGTCAATAGGTCTTTAAGGTATGCTACTAATCAGACCTCTATATTTGAAGATGAGCAATATGGAGATGTAACTCTTCAAGCAATTGTTTTTCAAGACGGTAAGATTATTGTAAAAAAAGAAAATACAGTTCTTCAAAAACTACTTTCCGTTTATCATCCTGATTTAGGGAGTATATATGAAGAG